CCGGTAGTAATAATAAACTATCGGCTTTTTTTGTATATAATAATAAATAAAACATTTATGAAATGGCAAGAAAAAGAAATTACTTAAACAATAGAGATCTCCTGGAACAAATAATTTTATCTAAAGAACAGGATGAACTTACACCAAAGGCATTAGAATTTCTAATGTTATTAGCAGATAAATGTTCTAGAAAATTATCATATGCAAATCCTGATGATAGACAAGATTGTATAGCATCTGCTTACATGGATTTATTTAAATATTGGAGAAATTTTAATCCTGAGAAAAGTACTAATGCATTTGCTTATTTTACTGAAATAGCAAAAAGAGGATTTGCTAAAGGTTGGAATAAACTTCATCCTAGAAAATATGCCGGTACCGTTTCAATTAACGGCAGTGCTGATAGCGACGGTATTTATACAATATAATATTAAATGGGCATTAAAAAAGTAAAACCTACTTCTAAGTCTGGATTTAAGCAAGGGTATTATAATCCTATTAATCCACAAAAGTATATTGGGGAGCATCCAATTATATACAGAAGTAGCTGGGAAAGAAAGTTTTGCCATTGGTGTGATCATAATGAAGAAGTAATAAAATGGGCATCTGAACCTTTCTCTGTAAAATACTTTAATATGTTAGATAAAAAGTTTCATAATTATTATCCAGATTTTTATATGAAAATGGATAAAGGTGGTGTAATGGAAGAATTTGTAGTAGAGATAAAACCTAAAGCACAGTTACAAAAACCTAAAGCACCAAAAAGAAAAACAGCAAAGGCCTTAAAAAACTTTCAACATGGATATGAAACCTATGTAAGAAACCTTTGTAAAACTGAAGCATTAAATAAAATGGCAAAGTTAAGAAATTTTAAAGTAATGCTATTAACAGAAGACTCAAAATTATTCTAATGGCAATAGTAGGATCATTTCAAGAAGACTTAGATATTTACCTTGCAGATTATAAAGGTAGAAGTGGTGCATCTAAACAATCAGATAAAGATTTAAGCAATATAGGTAGTACTGCAAAAGGAATATTAGATAACGGAAAAATGTATTCTTTTGAGTATTTTACACCAGATGAAACTTTTTATGATACTTTTCCAATAGTATTAGGTTTAGGGCAGAGTGATAATAATCATCAGTTAGGATTAAATTTACATTACATCCCTTATGAAACTAGAATACCTTTTCTTTCTGATATAGTAAGATCATTTAAAAATGTTATAACTACTTCAGTAAATAAGGCACCGGGTAATCCTGCTGCTCAATCAAGATTAAGCGAATTTACTTATGAAAATTTAAAAAAGTCTTTAGGAAGAAAGTATAATCTTACGTATGCTATTAGGCAATATAGATTAGATAGAATAAGAAAACAGAGGATGTTAGGATATGAGGATTGGTATATAGGTGCCGTTAACAATCAAAATCATTTCTTTGGTGGAAATATAAATGAGGCACAAGCATTATATTACAAGAATATATAAACAATAAAAGATAAAACAATATGGCAGGTTTTACTGATAGAAGAGGACCCTTAAGTACAGGCAATCCAGTAAGGAAGATTTTAAAGGATCTTTCTAATTTAGGTATGGCTTACGATGATATGATTATTCGTAATTCACGAGCGGTTGGGTTTACGGAAAATCAAATGGGTTATACCTTTAATCCAATGGGCTCTGATAGCGATGATATGTATGGAGCATTTGCTGCACTTTCATTAACTGATACTACGCTTAAGAAAAATATCTCTATTTTTGATAGAGATTATGAAAGAAAGAGAGATGAGCTTAGACAATATGCAGTACAAGATGAAATAGAAGATATCTTAGATGTAATTACCGATGAAGCAATTGTATTTGACGAATCTAATTATATGGCATATTCTCATTTTAACGGTCATATTGCTGCTTCTATAGAAGATGAAATAGGTGATGTATATAATAACATTTATAATTACTTTGGATTTAATGATTCAGTACAGCCATGGAATTATTTTAGAAAATGGTTAGTAGATGGTTTTCTTGCTTTTGAAATAGTATATAATGATAAACAGACAGAGATTATTGGGTTTAAAGAATTGGACCCTATTTCCTTAATGCCTGGTATTGATACTGACACTGGAAAGAAGCAATGGGTTCAATATAAAGGACAAGGTGCAAAGGAAAGAAAACTATGGGATTCTCAAATTATTTACCTTTCATATTCTCAGGTTAATTCACCAATGAGAATATCTTACGTTGAACGATTAATAAGATCATTTAACCTTTTAAGAATTATGGAAACTACCAGAATTATTTGGGCTGTTTCTAATGCTTCATTTAAAACTCAATTTATTATACCAGTTGGTGGTAAATCTAAAACCAGAGCAAAGCAATCACTTGCACAGTTAATGAATTCATATAGAGAAGTGGTTGATTTTAATCAAGAGAGTGGTGAAATTGTAACTAACGGAAAACCAATGATGCCATTCAATAAAGAATATTGGTTACCTTCAAAGGATGGAGAATCACCTGAGATTAGTACAATTGGAGGTGATGGTCCTGATTTAGGAGATACTGAATCTCTTAAGTATTTTGCTGATAGATTAAAAATGGCTTCAAAAATTCCTTTCTCAAGATTTGATAAAGAAGGTGGTAATACATATGATATGGATGCTAGTGGTATGTTAAGAGATGAAATTAAATTTTCTAAATTTGTTGATCGCTTAAGATCCATATTCCAGGAAATATTGGTAAAACCGATGTATCTTCAAATGTGTCTTAATCATCCTGAATTAAAAAATGATGTATCATTTAAATCTGGTTTAGGACTTGATTTTGTTAAAGATAATGTTTTTGAGGAGATGAAAGAAATGGAGTTACAAACAAAAAGAGTTGATTTTATTGGTAACCTAAAAACTCAATTAAGTACTATGACAGCAGAAATGGAGGAAATTCCATACTTCGATTTAGGATTCTTGGTTAAGAGATATGGTGGGTTTACGAGAGATGACCTTAAGGCAAATGCAAGAGCCAAAGAAAGAGCTGATTTAGAGAAAGAGAATTACTCTGAGGAGGATATTGAAAAGATCCTTTTAGGTGCAGATAAGGCCGATTTTAAACCAGAGAAGAAAGAAGGTGCTGCCGATGAAGATCCATTGGCAGGCTTGGAATAAAAACTCCACAAAGATTGTAATATATAAATCAAATAACTAGTAGAAAATGTCAGGAAAAAAACTATTAATTCTTGAAAGACAGAAATCGAATTTAGATATATCCACAGGAGAAGATGGCTCTGTAGTATTAGAGGGTGTATTTACTGAATTTGATGTCAAGAACAAGAATAACCGAATCTATGAGGAAAAAGAAGTAATGCCTCACATTAACGAATTACAAGAAAAGGTTAAAACTAATAAGCTTTTAGGTGAATTAGACCACCCTAAAGATTTTGATGTTAGTTTGGCTAACGTCTCTCATGTTGTTGAATCTTTAGATTATGACAGAGAGAAAAAGCAGGTTATCGGTAAGATTAGATTATTAAATACTTCAAAAGGTAAAGAAGCACAAGCTCTTATCAAAGATGGAATACCTTTACATATTTCAAGTAGAGCTGCTGGTACAGTAGATGAAAATGGTAAGGTTAAAATTAAAAAGTTTTTTACTTATGACTTAGTTGCAGATCCTGGCTTTGAGAATGCTGAGTTATCAAGAGTAAACGAATCTTTTGGATTAAGTAATGATGATGGTATATTAATATACGAAATGGAAGAAACAGAAAATAACAACGATAATAAAAAAGATCTAACAATGGAAAATAATAATTTTGTAACTGTTGAAGATTTTCAAAAGTATACTGAATATGTATCTGGAGTTCTAAGTAATGTTAAAGAATCAACCAATTCTAACAATGATGAGGTTATGGAAAAACTTATTAAGTACACCGAGCATATTGCAGAGAAAGTGAATCAGGTTACTGATTATGCTGAATACTTATCTGAGAATTTAGACAAAAACATTTCATACTCTGACTACTTAGCAGAGAATGTAAATTCAATTAAAGACTATGCGTCTTATTTAGCTGAAGAACTTGATGGCAGTATTCAATATGCTGAGCATGTAGCTGAAATGGCTGACAAAGGAATTCAATATTCTAACTATGTTGCTGAAAACTTAGAGAAGAGTATTGACTATTCTGAATATGTTGCTGAAAAGGTTGATCAGAATATTGCTTATTCTGAATATCTTGGTGAAAATGTAGACAAGAGTATTAGGTATGCTGAATACATTGCAGAAAATGTAAATACTCCTAATGCTGAATCTATTAATGAAGGTACTGTTAATGAATATGGTAAAATGGAAGGTGCTATGCCAACAATGGAAGAAGTACAGAAATGTGCTAATGAAGGTATGACATACGAACAGGTTTGTGAAAAGTATCCTGACTGTGATAAAGTTAAATTAAAGGAAATGTATGAATCGTGTGGTAAAGCTCATGAAGGAAATTCATATGAAGCTTCTATTGAAGAAAAATTAGAAAAGTTAATTGCAGCTGCTGAAGTTAAGAATGTATCTGAAATGCACTTTATGAATTTCTTAGGTGAATCTAAAAAGAATGAATTTGATTCTTTATCTACAGAGAAGCAAGCTATGATTGTAGAATCAATGAATGCTAAACCAATTATGTCAACTATACAGGCTGAAAATGTTTGGGAATCTAATTTTATTGAAAAGAAAAGAGAATTAGATGTTGTTACTGATATGCCAGAAAAATTCAAAGAAAAGTGGAATAACCTTTCTGAGGCAAGACAACAACAAATTATTTCGGAATCTAGGTTCCATCCTGTAAATAATCAATACGGAATTAATAATTTCTGGGCAACAAGAGACTTAAGAAGTTCTCAAATGGTTACAGAATCTATTAATGAAAGTAAAACTGCTGCTGAGGCTGCAACTACTAAAGAGCCATTAGTAAATGAATCTTTTAGAAGTGACTTAGTAGAAAAAATGAAATTCAGATTAGGTAGATAATCTAATCTAAAAGATATTAATCGAATAGTCAAGAAGAAAAGGACTGAGGCGATTAAAAACCGGAATTAATAATTCCAAAAAATGCGAAAAAAAATACAAATAAAATGTACGCAAATCAATTAATCAACGAGGCCGAAGTTCAAAAGACTTGGGGCCCTATCATTGAGGAAAGTACTGGTATTACTGAAAAGTCTAAGTTATCTTGGATGTCTAAGTACTGTCACTACCACAATCTTAATGAGAGTGTATATAATACTGTACACTTAAATCCAAACATGAACGTTCAAGGTATGGGCGCTCCAGAATTACCTGGAAATCCTACCTCAATGAATGGTTTCAATGATCCTACTTACGTAAACGGTTCTGGAGACAGACCATTTTCTTTGTTACCACTTGCAATGCAAGTAGCAGCTCAGACTGTTGGTTTAGACTTAGTACCAGTTGTACCAATGCAAGGTCCTATGGGAGTATTAACTTACCTAGACTTCGTATATGGTGGTGGTAGAACAAATGAAGCTGGTGGAATTGACGGAAACTCTGCTCCATTATTAATTAAAGCTCCATTAACTCAAACTACTGGTACTGCTTTAGCTGTAGACTCTGTAGTTTATGTTGGTACAGGTGCAAATGCATCTTATGAATTAACTTACGTAGGTGTTTCAAGAATTGACGGATATCCAATTTTCCGTGTAAGAGGTAACGGCAATGCTGCTACTACTACTTTTGCACAAGGTGAAGAAGGTTATGAGCCAATTTACGATGTTGTAGCTAACGCTGTAGATTTCTATAGTGATGTAAATCT